TTTTGTTGATAAATGAGGGCCTACTTGATGAAGAAGTTTTGCATCGAAAATAATTAAATCATTTTTTTTAGGTAAATAATTTATTATCTCTTGATTATAAACATTTGCTTTTTCAAAATCATATTTAACATAGTGATAATCTTTCTTTTTTTGAAAAACTATTGAATCTTGTCCTTCCTCTATATCTAAATAAAGAACTCCTGTAAAAAAAGAATTTGAATGATTATGAAAATTTTGATTATTTACAGCTTTTTCAAGTTTAATAATCCAAGATCTTGTAATATAAAAGGATAAATCTTTTGATATTTCTAATATTTCCTGAGTATACTTTTCAACATGACCTTGAATTAATTCTTTAATTTTTTTAAATTGATTCATATTTAAAATATCATTATGAGAAAAACCTGCGTCATTAAAATCTATATTACTTATATCATATGAAGATATAGGTATGTTCTCTTGATATACTATTTCAGGAAATATTTGCAGTATTGTCATTCTTTTTTCTGTCCCTTTCATAACATAAATTTTCTGTCAAGAAAACAATTTTAAAAGATTGCTTGATATATTCTGTACACATGTTTAAATTAGATCTCACCCAAAAATTATAAATCAAGGAGATATTATGGAAAATCAAGAAGTATTGAAGGCTATAGCTACCCTTGCTGATAAGGTGAGTCGTTACCACGAACGTTTATTAGCAGTGGAAAGAGACAATGAAAGACTACAACAAGAATTATTAGAACACAAAAAAAGTTCTCACATACATACAATTCAAGGTAAACCACATAACTCCGATGCAACTGTTATGGTAACAGGCTTAGATTCTGATATGGAATGTGAAGCTTGTAGTGCTTAATCAATTATATTAAAACAATTAGTGATAGAATATCTAAAAGAGGATTTCCCTTCTTCTGCAAAAGGATGTAAAGGTGCATGCCATGTTCCTCCAGTAAAAAATATTGCTCTATTTTGTTTAAAACCAATGTGAGTATTAAGTTGAACACTTCCGTCTTTTTCTTTTGTATAAAACCCTGTTCCGTTATTTAATTTTTCATCTCCCATTACATAAATTAAACATTGATATAAACATTCATCTATATGAGGGCGAGCTCTGTCCGCTGCTCCCACCATTGTATAGTTTGAGTCTTGCCAATGTGGATCTACATTTACATTAAAATATTGTTTAATTAATTTTCTTATTAATAATTTTAAATTATGTTTTGGTGGCAAAGGGCAATAATGCCAATAAGATCCTTTATGAAATTTTAGTCTCTCTTTATCAGGAGGAGTATACTCTATTTGAGTCATTTGTTTACAAATAGCTAAATGATCTTCTTTTAAAAAGAAGTTATCTTGGACAAATATTTGCGACACTATTTAGGTGTTTGTCCAAGCATATCTGCTAAAGAAGGAGCAAATACTTTTACGTCTCTTCTAATTTTATCAGTCGTTGTAGATGTTCCTGGATTATCAATATCAGCTTGAGCTTCTTCTTCTGAGTTATACTCGGCACCAGTATCTACATGTGTAAGTGTTGTTTCAGTTTTTACTTTATAATGAGGAATTTTTCTTCCATCTTCAGTCGTAATGTGACCTAATAATTCAGCAGGTTCAACTATCGGCATCAGTGTTTCTCCAATTTATATTAAAACTAATAATAACTCTGTCATCATTAGAATTATTTGT